CACGGCAAAAAAACACACATGGCCTCTAAACTTGTCGAGTACGCAGAATCTATCCTTTCAGGCCGCACTCCGGCCGGAAAGTGGATCTATGCGGCCGCCAAGAGATTCATGGGCGATCTGGAGCGCAAAGATCTTGTGCTCGACACTGACGCGATCGAGGGCGCTGTCAGCTTCTTTGGAAGGCTGAGCCTGCTACACGAGCACAGTGGAAGACCTTTCATCCTGCACCCGTGGCAGCAGTTCGTGGTGGGCAACTTGGTCGGATGGCGGCGCGCGGAGGACGGTCGCAGGCGGTTCAGCATGGCTATTTTGCAGGTCGCCCGCGGCAACGGGAAGACTACATTGCTGGCGGGCCTCGCTTTGCATGACCTGCTTGGGGGTGACGGCAGGCGCGTGCATGTCATTGCAAACAACGAAGACCAGGCCGGGCTGTGCTTAGACAGCGCGCGCGAGATGGCGATGCGCCTTGAAGAGCCAGGTCTACTGGTGCGGTTCAACCGCATCATCCGTCCATCCGCTGATTGCGAGATGACTGCTCTACCAGCGCAGGAGCGCGCGCTCGACGGTCTAAACCCGAGCCTTTGGATTGCCGATGAGGCCGCCGAGTTTCGCAACCGCGCGATGAACAAGCTGATATCTACAGGCGCGAAACGCCGAGAAACGCTTGGCGTCATCATCAGCACGCCCGGATCGAATCCAGAGAACCTGTACGCGGAGCTGGTGAAGCAATGCGAGGCGGTTCTCACGGGGGATGCTGAGGACGATTCCCTATTCGCCGCGCTTTACGGACTCGACGCCGCAGACGCCGTGGGCGATCCGGATGTGTGGGTGAAAGCCAATCCGGGCATGGAGCACGGACAGCCCGACGTTGACAGCCTCAAGCGATCGTGGAATCAGATGAAGCGCTCTCCAGGGCAGCGCTCCGAGTTCACCCGCTACCACTGCGCGCGCATGGATGAGAACACCGGCGGATGGCTCGATATGAGCCTGTGGCCGGGCGGCAAGACTGTCGATTGGTCGACGCTTTACGGGCGCCCTGCATGGCTCGGCCTCGACCTTTCCAAGAGCCTGGACATGTCCGCACTCGTTGTGTGTGTCCCCATGGAGGATGGCCGGGTGGCGCTGCAGGGGCACTACTGGTGGCCTGCGCAGGACGTCGCGCAGCGGGAGTTGGACTACCGGATGCCTGTTCGGGTGTGGGCTGCAGAGCGGAAACTCACCCTGACGCCGGGGCGCGAGATCGACTACGAATCCATCCGGCAGCGCTTGCTGCAACTGCGCGACCTCTTCGAGATTCGCGCCGTCGGCTACGACGCCTGGGGGTCGAAGTACCTCGCTGAGCAACTCACCCAAGACGGCGTGCCGCTCATCACGTACCGCATGGGTATCTCAACGTTCGGCCCCGGGTGTCAGCTGTGGCAGAATCTGTGGGCTGGCGGCCAACTCGTGATCGGTGATGATCCGATCATGCGGCGCTCGTGCGCTGAGGCGCACGCGCAAGCCGATCGGAATGGGAACGTGCGCCCGGTAAAAAGCCGCGAGTATTGCGTGCTCGATCCGCTCGTGGCCGGTGTCATCGCGGTGCACGTGTGGGGCGGCAAGCGCGCCAGTTCCTACGAAACGGAATCTTTCATCTAAGCGTGTTTAGGTGCAATCTGCACCCACGTCGAGTGCCAACATTCGCGCATGCTCAGGAGCATGTTGCAACGTTGGCTCGGCTACTGGCCGATGCACGGCGTGATCCAAATGGACACGAGCGGTGCTGTGCCATTCGTGACGGCAACAAGCGCCATCCAACACGCGCCGGTCTTCCGCGCGGTCACGCTCATCTCCAACGACGTCGCGCGCGTGCCGCTCACCGTGCAGGATGCAACGGTAGACGCTCTGCTTCGATCTCCGAACCGATGGATGTCCGGCTTCGAGTTGCGTCGCACCATGACGCTGCAGGCCGCGTTGCTCGGCAACTCATTCGCGCTCATCAATCGCACCATCGGCGGCGAGTTGCTCGAGCTGATGCCGCTGCAGATCGACTCCGTATCTCTCGACGTCACAGGCCGCGAGCCTGTCTACAACACGCGCGACTACGGAGCGCTGCCACCGGAACAGGTGCTGCACCTTCGCACGCCAGGCTTCAACGGATTGTGGGGCGAGTCGCCGGTCAAGTTGTGCCGCACCGCGATCACGACGGCCATCGCGCAGGAACAGGCACAACTCAAAGCGATGGAGAACGGCGGCCAAGCGAAGTTGGCTTTCGTGCATCCCGGCTCGATGTCTCAGGAAGCGCGGCAGAAACTGAGCGAGGCTTTCATTGCGAACCACGCGGGCGCGGCAAACGCTGGCAAGCCGATCGTGTTGCACGAAGGCATGCGCGTTGAGCGCATCGCGAGCGCGATCGAGCAAAGCGGGATCGACATGGCACGGAAGTATTCCGTGCACGACGTGTCCCGAATCTTCGGTGTACCCGTTTCGTACCTCGCTGAGCACTCCTCGCAGCCGTACGGCTCGATGGAATGGCTCGGGCGCATGTACGTCGAGGCATGCCTCGCGCACTGGTTCGCGGCTTGGGAACACGAGATATCCACGAAGTTGCTCTCTCCGCTCACGCGCATCGCGCATGATGCGGACTCGATCATGCGCCCATCGCTCGCCGAGCAAATGGCTGCGCTCCGCACCGGAGTCGAGAGCGGCATTATCACGCGAAACGAAGCGCGCGGATGGCTCGACATGGAACCGCTCGAGGGTCTAGATGATCCGGTGCTTGCGCTGAACATGGGCGCTGGCGGCGGTGCGACCAACATCGGCACCGACACGTCGGCGCAGGAAGGCACACCCAATGATTTCTAGGCGCAGCATCGAGGCCACCGAGCAGTCTCTCGACGGGCGCACGCTCGCCGGCTACGCGGCTGTGTACAACGAACAGTCGAGCGAGATCGTCGAGCATGGCCGCTCGTTCGTCGAGCGGATCGCGCCGGGTGCGTTCCGCCAAACGCTCGAGGAAAAGGCCGACGTCAAACTTCTCTACAACCACGACTCCAAGATGCCGCTGGCGCGCACACGCTCGGGCACGCTGACGCTGAAGAGCGATCGCAGCGGCCTGCAGTTCAGCGCGTCACTGCCTGAGACAACGCTCGGCAATGACGTGCGCGCGCTGCTCGAGCGCGGCGACCTCAGCGGCGAGATGTCCTTTGGCTTCTTCGTCGAGGAGGACTCATGGAACGCCAAGCGAAATGAACTCACCGTGAAGCGCGCAAAGTTGGTGGAAATCAGCATTGTGCAAGACGCGGCGTACCCACAGACCAGCTCCAGCCTGCGTCACGTTGACGCGGCTGCAATCGAGGCCGCAAGAGCGCGGCTGGAACTTCACTTCAAGAGGATCGAACAATGGATGGACTGAACGACCTGCAGAGCACCGTGCATGAGTACCGCAAGACTCTCGAGCGATTCGCTGAGCGCACGGACGCGCAGACGCACGAGATTGAGAAGCGCGGATCGGGCGAGGAGCGCGAGAAGATCGCGCGCATCGACGCTGATCTCGACCACGCCGAGCGCCTCATCAAGCTGAAGGCGCTCCAGAAGCGTGCCGCAGAACTCGAGCGCCCGGCTCTCGAGACGCGCGCGCCGAGCGCGACCAGTCAGGATGGCGAGTACGCCAAGCGTTGGATCAATGCCCTGCGCAGCGGAAATCCCGCAGAGATGCGCGCGCTGTCGACTAGCTCAAGTGGCGCTGGCATCCCGACCGACATGGAGCGCCGCATCATTGAGCGACTCCAGCAGGCCAGCGTCATTCGTAGCCTCTGCCGCGTGACGAGCATCGACTCGAAGCGCACAATCACCGTCGAGAACGCGCTGCCTACGACTGCGCTCGTTTCCGAAGCCGGCACCATCACGCCAGCCGACCCGACGTTCTCGACCGCGATCAGCGTCGTGCCGTACAAGTTCGTGACCGCCACCAAGATGAGCCAGGAGTTCATCGAGGACGCCATCGGCAACGGCGGCATCGGCAGCGGCCTCAACTACGTCGCCGACAAGTGCGCAATGTCGATCGCGCTGAGTCAGGAAGAGTACCTCACGGTCGGAACCGGTTCTTCGCAGCCTACGGGCATCGAAAGCAGCTCTATCACGCAAACCGAGAACATCGGCGCTGGCGGCGCGGGCAACAGCGCGAGCGATGACTTGACGGGCGATATGCTCATCAACTGCGTGCACCGCATCAAGCCGCAGTACCGCACAGGCTCGAAGTTCTCGTGGGTCATGCACGACTCGTTGATTCAGCACATCCGCAAGATCAAGGTGAACTCGACCGACTACGTGTGGAAGCCGAGCGAGACAGGCGGACTCTCCGATGGCGTGCCCGGCACCATCTACGGCATCCCGTACCGCTTGAACGCCTACATCAACACGGCGACTGACACCACCAACGGTGCGGTGGTCGCGGTGGTCGGCAACTTCGACTACATGGAGTTGTTCGAGCGCACGGGCGTCACGTCGATGATGGATCCCTACTCAGATGCGGCGACGATGCAGACCACGCTGTACCTGTACACGCGGTGGGATTCGCACATCATGCTCCCTGAGGCGTTCGCCTCGATCACCGTCTGATTCTGAATCCTTTGTTGCGGGGTGCGGCGGCGGAAACGTCGCCGCACCCTTTCGATGGCACAACTACCGATCCCATTGGACGTGCTCCGCACGCGCCTGCGCATCGAAGTCGAATCGGACGATACCGACTTGGCTGCGTTGTGCATTGCGGCAGGAGACCTCATCGAGAAGGAAACCGGCACGCGCCTGCGTTCCCAAACCTTCACCGAGAACATCGTGCCTTGGAAGCGGACGATGCTCCGCAATTCGCCGGTGACCGCAGTCACGAGCGTGACCTACAAAGACGCGGCGAACGTCACACAGACTCTCCCGGTCGATGAGTGGTTCATCCGCCAGGACGAAGAGCTGATCGTGCTTGAGTTCGATACGAGCGTGGTCGTGAAGGAGAACACGCAACCGATCGTGACCTACACAGCCGGTTACGCGCTCGTTCCGCAGGCGCTTCAGCAGTGCATCGTGGCGCTCGTCGGTGCGTGGTACAACAACCCCGAGGCTTCGAGCGTGGCGTCGCTCGCCGAGGTGCCGCTCAGCTACAAGCACATCATTGCGGCCTACTCCCATAGGAGTCCAATCCGATGATCTCCGCTGGGCGACTGCGTTTCCTTGCAACGCTGCAGAAGCCAAGCGCCTCGCGCGACGCGCTCGGGCAGCGCGTCGATACGTGGACGTCGGGCGCTCAGTTCCGCTGCGATCTCCGCTCGGACAGCGCAGACGAACGCGCGTACGCCGACGGCGTGGCAGTCATTCGGCAATGGGAGGTGCGCGCGCGATGGAACACCACGCGCGCGCTCGGAATCAGCGAAACGGATCGGCTGTTGGTTCGATCGAGGACGCTGCGGATTCAATCCATCACGAACCTTGACGAGAAAGACCGCGTGGCAGTCATCTCCTGCGAGGAGGTTGTATGAGCCTCGAGGAAGCGGTACGCGCGATGCTCGTGAACAGCACCACGTTGTCGGCGTCGCCGAACGGCGTGCCCGACGCGCGGGTGACGCACGGTTTCAGACTTCAACAGACCGAACTGCC